GAAGGGGGAGGAACTGGCGCCGCGCGGCTCGCGGAGGAGGCATTGCGCCTCACCCGTGAATGTCGCACGGGCAGTCTCCAGGGTCAAGTGCAGCGCACATTCTCAGCTAAGTAGTTGATTTTACTGGCTTCAGTGCAGCCAGTGCAGGCCCTTTTTTCAGTTTAAGTAGTTGATTTTACTAAGAAAAGTATCGAAAACACCCCTAGGGCAGACGGGGTACCGATTTGTTTTTTATATACGGTCTCTCTTTCTCTTTTCAGCTTACTTTTCTTTAGTAACTTCCCTATCCTTTCTGTTCTCTTTTCTCTATTATTATTCTCTTGCCCTTGCCCTTAAAGAATAAAATATAGAGTAATAACAATGGGTTAAGTCAGGGCAGATCAAAAAGGGCAGGAAAATTAGGGCAGGCCGAGGCTGCCCTCACCATCCGGGTAGCCAGGCGAGCGAAATCCGCCGCTTATGACGGAGTAGATTGCGGACGGCCGAAAACGAGCGCTAGACTGGCTTTATGGGAGTTCTAGACCACCTTAAGCCCCCTCGGGTAGCCAGTACGCCACCCAAGACCGCTCCAGCGCTCCCAGACCGCCACGCGGGGGTTCCGCCCAAGACTGGGGACACCCTTCTCGACCGCCAGGTGGCGACAATCGCCGCGCCGCTTGAGCTCCTCACGAAGCACGATGCCGAAGGAGTGTGGAAGCCCCCTACCGGTTACCGTGGCGGGAATCGTCGCGCTGCGGCCATCCTGGGCCACTATACTGGTGACGGCGAGGAGCTGCTGGTTTGGATGCTACTGCTCGCGCGCGGGCAGATCGGCGCGCCCCGGCGCTACGTCTATTCGGATGGCTCGAGCGAGATCAAGTTCGACGGGCCGCCTCCCGATCTTCAGATCATGGCGGACGCGACCAAGTGGTGCGCCGATCGGATCTTTGGGAAGGCACCCGAGACCGTGCTGAGCGTCACCAAGAATCTAGACGCACATGAGATCAATCTCGACGCTCTGAGCACGGAGCAGCTTCGCGCGCTCGGGGAAATTCTGAGGACACCTGTCACGATTGATGCGAAGCCTGAGCCCGTGAAGCCCGAGCCGTGAAGCCGGTCCCGCCCGTTTCGAGCGCACCTCGCTTGCTGCCCGATGGGCGGAAGCTTCCGAGCCAGCTCGAGGTAGTTCGCGCGCTTTGCCGACGGGGGATGCCGGGTATGACGCTCGCGGAGTTCTGCGTCTGGGCTTGGCCGATCGTGGAGCCGAGTACCGTGCTCACTTGGAACTGGCACCATCAGGTGATCTGTGACGAGTTCCAAGGTCAGCTTGAGGGTGGGAAGTTTGGGCGCTCGTGGCACCAGAACGTGATCTTCAACGTCCCTCCGGGTTCGATGAAGAGCCTGATCGTCAGCGTCTTCGCGCCCGCGTGGAAATGGACCTGGGATCCGAGCTGGCGAGTGATCTATGTGTCGGCAAGTCCGAGCGTCGCGCTTCGCGATAGTGTGCGCTGTCGTGAGGTGATCGAGAGCGAAGCCTACCGCGAGATTTTCCAGCCTAAATGGCGGATGGCCGATGATCAGAACGCCAAGGGCCATTTCAAGAACACGGCGACAGGTTTCCGCAAAGCGATCTCCACCGACACGCGCGCTACCGGCGAACGCGGGGATGCGCAGGTCTACGACGATCCGATCGACGTGAACGACGCGCTTTCCAAAGTAACGCGCGATAGCGTGAACACTTGGATCCGAGGAACGTTTTCAAATCGCGTGAACTCGCTCGAGGAGGGCACGCGCACGATGATCATGCAGCGTGTGCATTCGGATGACCCGACAGGCCACATGCTCCCGGTCTGGAGCGACGTTCATCACGTTTGCCTTCCGCAAGAGTTCGAGGCGAATCACCCGCACCGCTACCCCGGAGACCCGCGGACGGTCGAGGGTGAACTTCTCGATCCGGTGCGCTTCCCATTGAGGGTGCTGAAGGGCGAAGACGGTAAGGGCGGTGAATTCCGCACGCTTGGTGAGTACGGCTATGCCGGCCAGCATCAGCAACGCCCAGCGCCCGCCGAAGGCGGTCACTTCAAGCGTTCGGCCTGGCGGTTCTGGAGCTACACCGGTGAGATGAAACCGCGGCCGTACGGTGCGAACGGTGATCCGCCGCTTCTCTTGCCGATCGGCAAAGAGGGTTTCGACGAGATGATCGGCACGTGGGACTGCGCCTTCAAAAAGAAAGAGGACAGCGATCGGGTCTGCGGATTGACGATCGCTAGGCGCGGTGCGGATCGATTCGTGCTCTGGGCGAAGTGGGATCGAATGTCGTTCACTGAGACGTGCGATGCGCTGATCGAACAGCGAAAGCGCTTCCCTAAGGCGTATTGGGTTGGCGTCGAGGACAAGGCGAACGGCACCGCGGTGATCGAGGTCATGAGCCGCCTGATCACGGGCGTGTGTGCGGTTGAGCCCGAAGGCGGCAAAGAAGCGCGAGCAGCGTCGATCGAACCGACCGTGCTCGCGGGCAACGTCTATCTTCCCGAAGGTGCGGAGTGGCTCGAGCAGTGGTTCGAGGAGTTCGCCCAGTTCCCGCGAGGACCCAACGACGATGCGGTTGACGCACTGGCACAAGGGCTTCGCTACTTCGAGCAGGATGTAGACGTGAGGCATGCACGGATGCTCCTAGGCCTTTAGTGAGCCTCTTGACTTCTACCACGCGCGTGATACGGTGAAGTCAGAAAGGGGCAGTGAGATGAAAACCAAAACCGAGATCGAAACCGAGTACCAGAAGGCGCTGAACGAGGGGAACGCGCTTCACGCCGTTGCGATGCTGGACACGTACTACTTCCTGGTGCCGCCGACGACGCTGAAGTACATGGAGCTTCTCGCGGCAGCGCGAAGGGCGGCGACGTGATACCCACCAATCCTATCGATCGCGCCGTCTACCTTCGTGGCTATCGCCAGGCCGCTGCGGACATCCTCGCCAAGATGACCGACGCGGTTTATCCGCGGGCACCCGCAGCGTGGCGCGAGGGCTACGCCGAACGGATCCGGCTCGAGGGTGATCCACGCTTCAAGGAGTACCAGAGGGAACTCGAGCAGGGAAAACTCGATTCGTTCTTGGAGGAGGGATGAACATCGCCCGTTTCAAGCTCCTCAAGCGCTGCAAGTGCTGCGGAGAGATTTTCACCGCTCAGCAGTGGAACGCTCTCCCTTTGATCGAGCTCAACGAATTCGAGCCTGGTGCGTTCCTCGAGCTTCGGCGGTGCCCCTGCGCCGCGGCACTCGGTCTTGAGATTCTGGGAACCGCCGCGGCGCAGATCGTGCGAGCTTCGCCCGGGGAGTAGCCTAGCCGTGTGGACCCTGAATTTCAGAAGCTTCTTGACAAGGCGTTCTTGCGGGAACCGTCACTCAATGACTGGTTCGACGAGTTCAAACGCTGGGAAGAGGTCGATCGGATGATCATCGAGGCTCTGGCCGAAGAGAAGACGCCGGTCACGAAAGACGAGGCCGATTTCGGGGATGTCTTTGCCTAACTCGACAGCCCCTTCTCGGCCGTGCTCTTGTTCGAGGCATGAATCGTGAGGACATCGAATCTCTTTGTGTCGGCGCTCTGGTGCGGGAGTACCAAACGGGTTTCTACGCCGATCACAAGCCCGTCGAGAAGTTCGGCCGACCACAGAAGGTATGTGAGGTGTTTCACCGCGGTATTTCACGGAAAGGAAAGGCGTACGTCAATCTGTTCTTCGCCTTTGGCGAAGGTTTGAAGCTCAGCGCAACAATCGTAGAAGGGGATCCGACATGGCAGCTAGAAGGGCACGAAGACGAGGAGACTGCGAAGGATTTCGTCAAACGGCGGAACCTCGCTGGAGCGACTGGGCGGAGACTACTGCTTCCATCGCAGACATCGGAGCCGCACTCATCCGAATCCGAACCAGAGTGAACGCCGGGCACCACGAGTTAATACCTCTGGAGCGCAAGTTGGCGCTGGTTTTCGATTGCGCGGTTGAAGCACTACCCTAGGGGGGTGCCCACGCCCTATTCGATTGCGGTCAACGAGCTCCAGCCCGACCCCGATCCTGAGGGAAGCCTAAGATGGCGTAAAAAGCCACGCCCAGCCGTGCGCGGTACTATCGGGGCATGCCTCGTGCCACGCGGAAAGTCCCGAAAGTCTCCGAAGCGCAGCGGCGCAAGCTCCTAGGCATTCCCGATCCGCCACCCGCGCGGCAGGACGATTGGAGTAGCGTCCTCACGGGCCTTGGGCGTCTCGGTGTCGATAAGACCCTCGGGGGATTCTGGACCTATTGCCAGGTCGATCAGCTTTCCGCTCAGAACATGTGGCGGGGGGACGATACGCTTGATCGCGTTGTCCGGATTCCTCCCCGCGACATGCTTCGGCACGGTTACGAGATCGCGATTCAGGACGAGAAAGAGCTCGCCGAGCAGACTGATCAGAAGCTCGAAGATATGCTGATGGGCAGCCAGACAGGCCCTGTTCTTCAGACCTGTCTCGAGTGGGAACGCGCCTACGGTGGCTGCGGCCTGTTCCTGGGGGCGAACGACGGCGCTAAGGATCTGAGCCTTCCGCTCCAGGAGGACCGGATTCGCACGTTCGACTACGTCACGCCGTTCACGCCGCTCGAGCTCATTCCGGTCACGTATTATTCCGACCCGTTGAAAGCCAAGTACGGCGAAGTGGCCACCTGGCGCCTAACGCCGCTTGAGCGCCCGCCGGGCTACGCTCCCGATCTCGCGACGCTGCCGGTTGTGCACGAAAGTCGAATCATCCGATTCGTCGGGAACGTCACTAGCCGCGGTCAGATCCTCTACAACATTCATCCGGGCTGGGGCGATTCACTCTTCACGCTGATTCGCAACGCCTTTCAGATCTTCAACGGCTCATTTCAGGGCATGGGTATTCTGGCCGCGGATTTCGCGCCGGTGGTCATGAAGATGAAGGGCTTGGCGCAAGCCGTGGCCGGTCAAGACGGATCACAGCAAAGCCTTCAGGCGCGCGCGGGAGCGGTCACTCTAGGTCGGAGTATCGCCAACGCGACGATTATCGATATCGCAGAGGAGTACGAGCGCAAGAGCACCGTAGTCACGGGACTTCCCGAACTCTGGGATCGTATCGTCCTACGCTGCGCCGCCGCGGCCGAGATGCCGCTTTCGCTTTTCCTGGGGCAATCTCCCGCGGGGCTTGCGGGAGCCGGCTCCGGGCAAACAGATATCTCCTGGTACTACGACTTGATTCGTGCGCGTCAGGTCAGCAAGCTTCGCCGGCCTCTCATGCGGCTTTACGAGCTTCTACTCAAGGCCAAGGAAGGCCCCAGCAAGGGCAAGGTCCCCGATAACTGGAGCGTGAAGTTCCGCCCGCTGATCCAGCTTTCCGAGAAGGATCTGGCGCTGATGCACTTCCAGCAGGCTCAGGCCGATCAGATCTACATCGATGAGCAGGTGGCTACGCCCGAGGAAATTCGCACAAGCCGTTTCGAGGGTGATGAGTACAGTCTCGAGACGCGCGTGAATACTGAACTCGCAACCGATGCGATTGAAGAGGTCGGTGAGGGAGATGTTGCGGCGATGCGCCTCGGGATTCGTCCTGAGGATATTCACCCTCCTGTGCCGCCGATCACGGACATCGATAAGACCCAGAACCTCAATGACCCGTCAATTCCAGGCAGTGATAAGAATCCGCGGATGATTCCTTCGAAGGCCGCCGCGGCGGTCGCGAAGTCGGTAACCGCAAAGACGCCTCAGCCCCAGCCGATTGACCGTCAGGTCGCCAAGGAAGTAGCCAAGTCGGTCTCCGATCCGAAGAAGAATCCAGAGCGCACGGGCAAGACCACGAATGGCACGCCGAAAGAGTAGGCGGAAGCTTCGGCGAATTGTTCCGCCGAATGCGATCAAAACGGCGTATTACGGGCAGCTTCGTGACATGGTGGACACCGCGCACGGCGCGCTTGTCCTGTCCCTTATTCCGCATCTCGGGAAGCTTGTCAGCGCAACCGAGGGGGTGCACCACGACGCTTCGCATCCCCATCGAATCAATCGCGTAATCCGCCAGGCACAGGACGCTTTCGATCGTCGATTTCCGTTGCGCCGCATAACGAAGATCGTTGAGCAGATCGGCCTGCGTACGAGCGACCACCACAAGCGAGAACTCAAGAAGCAACTCGCTTTCTCTGGTCTTGCCGTGTCGCTCGACCACGTTGCCCAGAGAGGTCTCAAGGTTCGAATCAAGCATTTCGTTGCGGACAACGTCGCATTGATTCAGGACCTACCGCGCGCCTATCTGAACCAGGTTCAGGGCGTCGTTCTAGAAGGTGTGCGCACGGGCCAACGCGCCGGAGAGATTGCCTCGGCGATTGCCGAACGGACTTCGGTGTCAAAGTCGCGCGCACGGCTTATCGCGCGGGATCAGGTTGGTAAATTCTTTGGGGAACTCCAGAAGGCGCGACAGACCGGTTTAGGGATCTCCAAGTTCGTCTGGCGCACCTCGGAAGACGAACGCGTTCGCGAATCCCATGCCGATCTCGACGGCGAGACTTTCGACTGGGACGACCCGCCCGAGGACGAGGATACCGGAGAGACGATCACGCCCGGAAGCGCAGTTAATTGCCGCTGCTCAAGTGACCCGGTTATACCAGACGTTGACGACGATGAGCCGGACGAGGAAGACGCCCAAGACGACGAAGATTCGGACGCCGAGTAACATCGACCCATGCGCTTCCTCCGCACCCTTTTTGTCCTTTCCATGTGCGTCGTGGGTGGCTACGCCGCTTCGCAGATGATCTATCCCGGTGTTCTCTCGTGGGGAGTGAACACGGGAACTGCCCCGAACGGCCTCCCGGCTTTGCTTCTCGATGCCGGTGTGCCGCTTATTGATGCCGGCACGAAATGGGCCGACGGTGGTCCGAACTGCGTTTTTACCGGCTTCGTGTGGGTGGATGCCGGCGGGTTTTACCCTGATGGCGGTGAGCTCGACGGCGGCCCGTTCGTGTTCGATGCGGGCTACTTCTGCGATGCCGGCATGAACGACGGCGGCCCGGTCTTTCAAATCGGCTACGGCAATCCGACGATTTTTTGCGACGCTGGCGCACAGTACCCTAGCGACGGCGGGGGCGGCCGCTATTTCGACGGCGGCAACGACGCAGGACCTGGGTGCTACCAACTTCCCATTTCCGTTTGGTCCGACGGTGGCGTGATCTGTTACGACCTGGTTCAAGATGGGGGTCCGTACTCCGACCGCGGGCCAGTACTTGCCGACGGTGGCCCAATTCTGCGAATCGATGCCGGAATCACGCAGCTTTGTGACGCGGGAGCGGCCGCCTATATCAATGCCGACGGTGGAACGATTCTAGCGGACGGCGGTCCCTGGCTCGTCTCTCAGGTCGTGAACGTCGATCAGCGCGCGAACCTCTCGGCCACCTGCGTGGCCTATGGGGCCGA